ATTTGTGTTTTTAATTCATCGAGTTTAGCTTTAGTTAATTCTGCTCTAATTCCTGTTTGGTTTTTTAATTGTCTCTCTAATTCAGAAACTGCTTTTTTATCAGCTTCTGATTCAGATAATAGATTTATATTAGAGAGATCATTAGAGCACATAGATAAATCTTAAATCTTAGATACAAGCTGTTACAATGAATCCTAGAGAAGTATCTACTTCTTTAAAGATATGTTGCTCTTCTACCCATACAGATCTTCTTACTGAATCATTAGAATCATATTGGCCCGAGTGCATAGGCTTAAAATCAAAGTTAAGAGCGGCTACAGGCATAGCTTTTACACCACCTGACTTTTGTACTACAGCATCTGAACCTTTCATGATTCCACAGAAGATAGTTGCATCATTCCAGATTTGAGCTTCTGATGATGTTTGACCAGGAATAGCAGTTTCTCTTCGAGCTGCTCCGACATATACATGAGGAATTCCTAAAACATCTCGAATAATAGCAGCTACAGCTTCATCATTTAATACAAGCTGACCACCGCCTGCAATACCTGATGGAGTAGCACCCACTGTTAAATAGCTTCTAAACTCAGGATTTCTAGCTAAAGCTCGAGCTGCTCCCCTGCCCAAAATGATAGTATCTGGATTAATACCATGTGCATTTTGAAAAACTTGATCTTTTAATAAGTCAAGTCCTGTTAAAGCATCTGTACCAGCTGCATCTAATTGACCGCCCATTAAAGCAGTACAAGTACTAGTATTAGTGAAAACTGCTGTATTAAAAAGTAAATCAGCAGCTCTTTGTTCTTTCTTTAGTAATAAAGCTCTTTGAACTTTTAAAGCTGCTCTTTGTTCTTCACTGCCTGGATATTGAGAATCAATAATATCTTCCATAGCAATTTTTTCTTCAAGCCCATAATTTTCAGCTTTGAAAGTCATGCTAGTTCTATCAAATTCAGTTAAAGAAACTCGACTTGAACCAGGAGCTCTTCTAATATCAAGTTCAGGAGCTCCCATAAAATTTCTAGTATTCTCTAAAAGAAGAGTGCCTGATCTTTCAGGAATCTTGATATTTTCAAATACTTCATTTGCAATAAGTTGAGAATTAGATGGAATAGCTTGTTGAACTAAGCTAGTTAAAATCTGATCAACAGGATGAATTACACTATATGCACTATTCATAATTTATACTCCTAAGCTTTTAATACAGATGGTCCATTGAAATAAACTTCAATTTCATCACCATCTACAGCAGATACTTGATTGACATTTGGAAGAACTCGACAAAGTGGATAATCTGTAGATACTGCTGCTTCTACTTTTCCTGCTGTTGTCACTGATAAAATTGGAGTAGTAGCAAAATTAGTAATTGTATTTCCCGCAACTACTCGAGTGATACCAAAGATTACTACATCAATCATATCTCCCGCTGATCCTGCTCTTTGAGCTACTCCTGCAATTTGTGCTTCAGTTGGATCAGTTGCTACTGCAATTTTACCAGCTGTATCAAATTTAACTACTGCATATTTAGTAATAGAACTTGCAGCTTCAAAACTTCGAATATTATTAGTATTAGTACTCATTATAACACTCCATTGATTGCTTTATTATAAAATTCTGAATTGTTTTCTCTAAATAAAGAAAGAGCTTCAGAGTAAGAAATATTCTTTTCTTCAGATAGATTTCTAATCTTTTGATCTAAAGTAGATCGATTGATTTCCTGACCGCTTGAAGAATGACCTACAGTCTTTAAATTTACTTGACTGTTAGCAGGTCTATCATTGAACATATTCCAAAAAGAGGGCTGTACATCTTTCATGTTCCAAGCATCTTTAGCATAAGCTTCTTCTGCTGGAGTAATCTTACCTTCATTTAAAAGAACAGATACAGCTTCTTTACACTTAATTTCATTATTCTCTCGAGTAAGTTTAGAAACTGTTTCTTTAAGAAGTGTAATTTCAGAAAGTAGATTAGATGATTCAGAAAGCTTTTTATGCTTCTCCTCATCTTCCATCATTTTCTTTTTCTTTTCTTCTTCATCATGCTCTTTCATTTCTTCAGCTTCTTCAGCTTTCTTTTCAGCATCATAATGATTATTCATCTTTTGTTTATCATCATGTTCAGCATTTAAAGAAGCTTCAGATTCAGCTTTCATTTCTGCAATTTGCTTCTGAAGTTCTAGAATCATAGCTTTAAGGGCTTCTGTTCCAAGCTCCTCTAACTTTTCTTTTTCATTCTCATTCATTTTTTGCTCCTTAGCACTTTCTGAGAGTGTTATAGAATCAATTTTGTTGTGACTTTGAGCGGGTCTAGGAGTAAGAGTAATAGCTAATAATTGAGCATCTCCTATTTTATCTCCTCCATCTCTAGAAAAGACTTCTCCATCAATATATTCTGGAGAACTCCATAAAATACCACCTGCATTCTTGACTACTTCAAGCCCTCTTTCATTATAAGCTGGTATAGCATAAAGCCCATCTTCTCGAAGTTCTAAATCAAGAATTAAGCCTAAGCTATTTCCACTTTCAGGAGGAGCAGGAGCACCACCATTAAAAGGACTTGTCGCATGTTGCCAGTCAATAATAACAGGATCTTGTATTTGTCTTTCTTTGAATACTCTTACTAGTTCTTCAAGTAGATCAGAAGATATTTCTTTTCCTATCTTCTCTCCATTCATTCGACTTGAGACTTGACCTAGTGAGAGTGTTTTAAAAGCTTTTCCAATTTGAAGACCATCAGGAATATTATAATTAGAAGTTGCATCTAATTGTATAGCTTCCCCATATGCTCTTAAGCTTTGAGCTTTTTCATCTGCTTTCTTCATTTGATTTACCTTTGTTTTGCTCCAAGTATAAGCTGAATTACCTCCCCATAAGTCCCAAGCTTGTCTACCTTTGCCATAATCATCCCAACTAGAGCCCTCTTTATCTACTTCATGTCTTTGAAAGTATGCAAGCATTCTTTTAACAGTGTCAGGACTTAATCTTTTTCTATTTACTAAATCTCGAGCTCGAGCTAATCCTACTTCTGTTCCCCCCCTTTGTGATGGAGGTTTAGTAGCTCTTATTCTTAAAGCTCTTTCAGCTGCTTCTGCTGCTGCTTTAGGAGGTATGAAATCAATATGAGAATATTTATCTGGAATATTAAGAAGTTCAGTTTTCTTTTCAGTTTTTTGTGGATGCCCTTTAGGGAGTAAATCTAAATCAGTATTATAAGCTTTCTTTCTTTCTCCTGTACCTGCCAATTTAAGGAAAGCTTTTACTCGAGCAAGGGCCCACTGTTCTCTAGATGATACATTTGGTCTATGTGATACACTAAAAGCTCCTGCTCCTCTTCTGTAGACTGCTTTTAACATTCCAAGATCTACTTTTTTAGATGGAGACTTATATTTTTTATTATGCTCATCTCTCATATTAGATAAAGCTTTTTCAGTAGCTTCTGAAATCTTAATATCTCCTCTTGATCCTGAAGCTGATCCTTTAGGATTCTTTTTTGATCCTACAATCTGATCTTTTTTAGGCGCGGGAGTTTGAGCTTTAGTTCTTTGTTTAATCTTTTTAACCATCTTTAGCCGCCTTTTTTCTTTGCTTGATTAGCTGTTCAGCTAGTAAAGCAGCTCCTGAGGATTTCGAATTAGAAGCGGCTCTTTCAAGAGATGACCTCTTAGAATCATCTGGAAGCTCATTTAATCCAAAGAGATCTCTTAAAACTTGTTCATCTGAATCAGTTGGAGTTAATACTCCACTTTGAACAAGAGTTGGAAGCATAGCTAAAGATTCAGCAAGATGATCAGTATCTAATCCAGTATGAACTAATCTTGGAAGCTTGGATTGATCGATATAACCAAAGTTAAATTTAATCAATCTTCCTATAGTGCCTCCTCCAGGTCTATCTTTTCCTGATATTTGAGATGCTATAATATCACATAGATTGATAGCTGATCTTCTAAATATAGATAGATGAACTTCTCCGACTGATCTAGCTCCTGTATCTGTAATTCCTAGATTAGTGAACTGAGTAAGAAAAGCTTGTGAGATTTGATTATCGCAATATGTATTAGTATCAATAGGAGCTTGTGAATATGAATTAGATTGAGCTGCATAAGTATCAAATTTAATTACTTCATTCTCAATTAGATATTGTCTTTCTCCTGCTATCAATGCTTGAGCTTGAGCTTCTCCATCATCGATCATAGCATCAATATCTCCATCTGAATATCCGCCTAATTCAGCAGCAGCTCTATCTACTGTTATTCTTGGAGTTGGGACTGCATATCTATCTAAAGCTATTGCCATAAGATTACATGATCTTTGTTTTAATCTCCAGGCCCACCATACTCGCCTTAATAATCCTACACCTTCATAATTATTACCCGTTCTATTTAAAGTCAGTAATAATAATTTATTAGATGGAATAGGTTCAGGAGTTACTTCTATTCCTACTGTATTTTGAAGAACTCCATCTAATATCTGTCCATTCCTAGAAATCCAATCAGAATGTGAAGATGGTTCTCTATCTGCATATATATCAAGCCAAATTCTAGAATTACCATCTTTATCTGATCCGATTTTATATACTTCTTCTGCATATCGATAGCCGATAGGAATAAACTCTAAGAGATAAGCTAATTGTTCTTCAAAGCTAACTCTCATCTGTCCAGGATACCCATCAAAACCATAAGCTTCATTAGCATAATCCGCTAATTTTTCAGAAGTTGGATCTCCCTCAATACCTGGTTTAAATCTCCAAGTAGCACTCAATAAAGTCTGCTTTAGAATGTACCAAGATTGAGCTACTATTGGATCAGTTCTAAGCATCTCTTCAGCTTCTTTAATCCAATTTAAGCCAATAAGATATTTATTCTGCTCATATCCTGAAATTACTCCTCCTGACAACTGAGTGCCTGAAATGCCATATTGCTTAAACTTTGGGTAGAGTGCTCGCATATGTCT